GGGGAGGTGACGACAAGTTGAATCTACAAAATCTCCCAAGGTCGTCTCCACTTAAGAAAGCAATCATAGCTCCTGACAAATATCAGATCGTCGATTCCGACTCATCACAGATCGAAGCACGTACGCTTGCTTGGCTTGCGGGGCAGGATGATTTGGTCGATGCGTTCGAGAAGGGTGAGGACGTGTACAAAATAATGGCCTCGGCGATTTACAACAAGCCGGTGAATGACATAACCAAGGACGAGCGGTTTGTCGGTAAGACGACAATCTTAGGCGCAGGGTACGGCATGGGGGCTAAGAAGTTTCAGGCGCAGCTTAAGAACTTCAAGGTGGAAGTGGAGCTTGAGGAAGCGCAGCGCATCATCGATACGTACCGCGAGACATACCCAAAGATTCGCCGACTGTGGTTCGACGCAGGGGAGGCCCTCTCAGCCATTATGAACAATCAGCAGACCTTTCTTGGGCGCGACGACTTGTTAGCGGTTGAGGGTACGAAGGGTATTAAACTGCCGAACGGCCTGTATATTCGGTATCCCAATTTGCGTATGCACACTGCTGAAGAAGGCGGTAAGAGCGAGCTTGTGTACGACACACGCAAAGGCAAACAGACTGTACCGAACAGGATTTACGGTGGGAAGGTTGTCGAGAATGTGTGCCAAGCATTAGCGCGAATTATCATCGGCGAGCAGATGCTTTTGGTCGCGAAAAAGTATAGAGTTGTGATGACGGTGCACGATGCTATTGCTTGTTTAGTTCCAGAGATGGAGATAGACAACGGTGTCGAGTACGTCGAGTTATGCATGAAGATACGCCCATCCTGGGCACCCGAACTACCTCTTAATTGTGAGGCCGGACATGGTTACTCTTACGGTGATTGCTAGGAGCCCCGAATTGAAAGTGGAGACTGTTATGGATTATGCGGAACACATTCTCAACGCAGAGAAAAATTTACGTGACGCATACAATTTGATGCAAGAAGGTAAATCCCTCGAAGCCGCAGTAGCTGCGCTTGAAGCAGTAGCAGACGCAAAGATGGCATACACCGCTATAAAGTACACCGACCCAAGGGATGCTGCGTAATGACACACGTTGCTTGGTCGTACAGTAGCCTGAAGACATTCCAACAATGTCCGAGGAAGTACTATCACACGAAGGTAGCTAAAGATTTTCCTGAGCCACAAACTCAGGCGATGCTGTACGGCGAGCAAGTCCACAAAGCTGCTGAAGACTTTATTAAGTCAGGCACACCCATACCCGAGAAGTTCGAGTTCATCCGTGAGGTTGTCGAGCAGCTTGCATCCCTGCCTGGGGAGAAGCACTGTGAGCTTCGCTTGGGGTTAACCAAAGACCTGAAGGCTTGCGGATTCTTTGACAAGAACGTTTGGTGGCGTGGGATTGCCGACTTGGTTATCGTGAACGAAGAGAAAGGGCTCATCCACTCGATAGACTACAAGACAGGCAAGAGTGCTCGGTATGCTGACGTACAGCAACTTGATCTTGTAGCAGCGGGTCTGTTCGCTAAGTTTCCAAACATTACAAAAATAAAGTCGGCACTGCTTTTTGTGGTGAGCAAAGAGTTCGTTAAGGCTACGCACCAAGCGGATATGGTTGAGCAGTACGTAAGCAAACCCGCGCAAGATGTAGCGCGTATTGAAGCTGCTTTAGAGAATGGGGTATGGAACCCCGTTGAGAGTGCGCTGTGCAAATTCTGCCCAGTGAAAACATGTGAGTACAACAGGAGCTAATCATGCCCTATGTAAACAAACCACGCCCGTACAAAAAAGAGTACCAACAGCAATTAGCTCGGGGGGAGCACGAGAATCGAATGGAGCGGCAACGAGCCCGTGAAGCCATCGATAAAAAGAACCCCGATCGTGACAAGGATGGGATTGCGGACATACGTGAGGGTAAAGACGTTGCCCATCGCGTAGCACTCTCAAAGGGTGGCACAAACGGTAACGGCACTCGATTGGAAAGCGCAGCAAAGAACCGATCGTTTAAGCGCAACGCCAATCACAAACTTGTTTCGGAGACTAGTAAGAGGGAGAGCAAAAAGAAATGACCGATGAACAAATGTGGCTTTTAATTCATGGGCGACAGGAAGTGCCTTGGTATAAAGTAATAACAGGACTGACGGGAGAACAAATAACTGATCCACTTTTTGCACGACTAAGAGATGCAGGAAAACTTAAAGCAGACATAAATCGAATGACAGTTAGACTAAAGGAAGAAAATGAATCTATCAGAGTATGAGTGGCCCTGTCCAAGAGGGCTCGCTCCGTTTGAACATCAGAAGGTGACGGCTGAGTTTTTAGTGAGTAAGCGGAAAGCATTTTGTTTCAATGAGCAAGGTACAGGCAAGACTGCATCGGTTATCTGGGCAGTGGACTATTTGATGAACATCGGGTTGTTGAACCGAGTGCTTATCATTTGCCCGTTGTCGATCATGAAGTCTGCATGGCAAGCCGACTTGTTCAAGTTTGCTATTCATCGGAAAGTAGCCGTAGCTTATGGATCGGCGGAGAAGCGCAGGGAAATCATCAAGGGTATGTCCGAGATCGTTATCATTAATTTTGATGGTGTCGGCATAGTCAAGAAAGAGATCGCTAACGGTGGGTTTGATTTGATCGTTGTCGATGAAGCGTCTGCCTACAAGAATGCGCAGACTGAACGGTGGAAAGACCTACGCGACCTGACAAAAGTCATCAAGGGGTTGTGGATGTTGACGGGAACCCCTGCCGCGCAAGCACCTACCGACGCATTCGGTTTAGCCAAGCTAGTGAACCCCAACGGTATACCCATGTTCTTCGGGCAGTTCAGGGATATGGTGATGCAGAAGCTGACCATGTACCGATGGATACCTAGACCCAACGCCGAGAAGATTGTTTTCAACGCGCTGCAACCCGCGATACGGTTCGAGAAAAAGCACTGCCTCGACCTGCCCCCCGTTACGTTTGCGGAAAGAGATGCACCCATGACTCCGCAGCAAAGAGCTTATTACGCAAAGCTAAAGAAGCAGATGCTGATCGAGGCAGCGGGCGAAGAAGTATCTGCTGTGAATGCAGCAGTACAGATAAACAAACTGCTACAGATTGCTGGTGGTGCGGTGTATGCCGACTCGGGTGAGGTGTTGGAATTTGACGTGAAGCACCGACTGAACGTGGTGCAGGAAGTCATCGAAGAAGCCTCGAACAAAGTGCTGGTCTTTGTACCGTTTACACATACGATCGAGTTGTTGGAGAAGCACCTGACCGCAGCCAAGATTACGTGTGCGGTTATCAACGGATCAGTAAGCGTCAACAAACGATCCGAGATTGTGAAAGACTTCCAAGATAAGCCCGAGCCCCGAGTGCTTATCATTCAACCGATGGCAGCTTCGCATGGGCTTACACTAACCGCAGCCGACACCATCATTTGGTACGCACCTTGTTCAAGTGTGGAAACGTACCTCCAAGCAAACGCACGGATCGATCGACCAGGACAGAAGAACAACATGACCATCGTGCACATCAAAGGAAGTCCAGTCGAATCAAGGATGTACAGCTTGCTGCGTAGCAACATCAACGACCATAAACGCGTCATTGATTTATATAAACAAGAACTGTCTGAAGAAGAGTTGACAGTGTAAAAAGTTATGGCATAATAGCCGTAACAACCACAAGGAGCTAACAATGGATGAACAAGTCCAGGGGGCTAATCCCCCCCTAGATTTAGGCAAACTGACTAAAGCGTATATCAAGCTACGCGATGCCAGAGCAAACCTAAAGAAGACGTACGAGGCTGAGGATACAAACTTAGCCGAACAGATGAGTGTTATCGAATCTGAGTTTTTGAATCGATGCGCAACGATGAATGCCAACAGCATTCGCACCCCACATGGCACGATCATTCGTTCAGTTAAATCACGGTACTGGACTAATGATTGGGATTCTATGTATCAAGTTATTAAAGAACGAGATGCATTTGGCCTACTAGAGAAGCGACTTAATCAAACAAACGTTAAGCAGTTTCTCGAAGAGAACCCCGACGTTCTACCACATGGCTTAAATGTGGAGAACGCTTACTCCGTGTTAGTTAGACGTGCAAAGGAAAAATGAGATGGGTACAGTAGCATTATTTGGATCAGACCTCCCCGACTTTCTACAGAACGCAGGGGTTAGCGAGCTAACTAGAAAACTCGCAGGTAAGACAGGCATAGCACGGATCGTCCCCAAAAACGGAATCTTCCGTAAGGTTGTCGGCGGCGAGGAGATGGGCAAAGTCAAAGGCTCAATCAAGACCGTTATCGTCAACGCATCCCCCGATGTTGGGCGCATCTACTACGCAAAGCAGTGGACCCCCGACGCTGAGCCTACAGCTCCCGATTGCTTCTCGAACGACGGTCGTACACCGGACGAAAAGGCAGCAAACAAACAAGCCGATCGGTGCGACTCATGCCCACAGAATATCAAAGGCTCAGGCCAAGGTAATTCTAAGGCTTGCCGTTACTCACGTAGGCTGGCGTTGTTATTGGAGGAGGACTTTGGTACTGCACTCGAAGGTCGTGTGTATCAGATGAACCTTTCATCCAAGTCGTTGTTCGGTGACAGCTTGAGCAATGGCACACACCCGTTCGAGAACTACAGCAAGTATCTTGCTAATAACGGCGAGAGTCTTGATTTTGTAGTTACCGAAATTAGCTTTAACGAGGATAACGACAACCAATCCGTGTTGTTCGCTCCCGTGCGTAGGATCGTGAAGCAAGAGTACGAAGTATCTTCTAAGGCAACAACAAGCCCTGAAGTTAGTCGTATGGTGATCATGACTCCCTACCAAGCGGATATGACGGGGCGTACCAAGCAGATAGCAACAACAAAGAATGATGATGCTGAAGACGCTAACGTTGTCGGTGAGCCGACTGTACGGCAGAAAAAAGCGGAGCCTGTTGTGAAACAGAAAGCCGACTTGAACTCCGTGCTGAAGGCGTGGACGGACGAGGAGTGATATGAGCTATGGCTACAGTCACGATCTAGTTGAGGCAAACAAAGCCGCAGATCGTAGGTTGTTGGGTGTGGCCTTGGGTCGATTCTGCATTAATCGGGGAATCAGTGTGATGGAAATAGCGGAGCAATTCGGTGTTTCCCGCATGACGGTTTACAACTGGTTCAGGGGAGCTACGCTCCCTACCCGAGCTAATGAAGAGCTGATTCGAGGTTATTTAGTACGCTTCACGAAACATCGGAGTTAGCATGACGTTCGACCTGCTTGACACCGTGTTGCCCACGGAAGGGCGGTACTGTGTGCTTGGTATTGGTCGGTACGCAGAACAAAAGTTTGTAGAGACGCGAGAAGAAGTAACAGAACTCGCACAAGAACTTGTTGATGGAAAGAAGGATGTTTACTTCGGATGCGCGAAGTTCGGTGAGCTAAATAACCGCACACACGCTAACGCTAAGTATTTCCGCGCTTTATGGCTTGATATTGATTGCGGCCCCACAAAGGCTGTACCCGATGAAAAGGGCAGGATCAAAGGCTATATCGATCAGCAAACTGGACTTGAGGAACTACAAAAGTTTTGCACCGCAACAGGATTACCTAAACCTATCTTGGTTAGTTCTGGTAATGGTGTACATGCGTATTGGCTATTGAAAGAAACGATAGCAAAAAATCAATGGGATGCATTAGCCGACCGGCTGGAAGATTTGTGTCTTGAGCATGAATTGATTGTCGATTCAAGTGTGTTTGAAGCGTCAAGGGTGCTACGTATCCCAGGTACGTTTAACTTCAAAGACATAACCAATCCGCTGCCCGTGGAGGTGCTAAATGAAGATACACCACGGTTTGACTACGAAGAGTTAAGAGAATTATTAGGCGCACCTGAGCCAAAAGAAGAGAAGCCTGACTTCATCCCACGGTCGTTAAGCCCGATGATGCAAGCACTCATGAAGAACAAGGTCAAGAAGTTTAAGACCATCATGATCAAGTCGGTT